TATCCAGCTGAGCTATGCGACCGTCTCGGCGAACTTAACTGCCAATGTTCTATTAGCTTTCTTTGATCCAGCATACTTCTTAAATGCTCTAGCTATCTCACCTTTCTTAGCATTATCACGTACTTCAAAATCTTCATTAGCTGTATCAAGTGACTTACGATCATTACGAAGTATGAAATAACGGTCATAACCCAATACATTGTCCAATGAGTAGAACTTTTGTTTCATGAATGTTCTACGAGCTTGATTAGTCTGATCCCATGAGATACTATTATCTGCTTGTGTTAGAGCATAGTTGAAGTCATGTCTAGCATTAGCTAAGAAATAACCAGTAATAGAAGAACAGTAATGCTTTTTAAGATTAGTTAAAAGAGCAGAAGTAAGTTTATCACCTTTATCTGTTTTTACCAAATTACCACTTACATTGATAGCATATCCAGCACGATTATAAGAAGTTACTTCCATTTCTTTTTCATGACGCTTAACTTGAATTCTACCACCAGCTCCATCTGTTAGAAGTACAAAATTAGTCTTCTGAATATTATACTTCTTAGTAAACTTATTGATCAAACTAGGAACAGCCATTAGAGCTTCATCTAGTGGTGTACCACCAAACTCTTCAGCGGATGATTGATATGGATAGATCCTGTTATCTAATCTATAGCAGTTATTATATAACTGACGGATGCACTTGTCTTGATCAACTTTTTTAAGAGAAGAAGAAGCAAGTGGGATAAGTTTAACATCACGGTGATCTACACTTCCGTATGGAATATAAGCATCTTGTAAACGGTTAGTACGTTGTGATGTAAAACCAACCACTTCATATGGAATGTTAACCTTACGGCAAAACATTGTAAGCACTAGAATCTGTTTAATAACAGAACCAAGTGTACCTGCCATTGAGCCAGAATAGTCAACCATCATAAACATACCATGGTTTTTAGCATCAGGCAAATTAGTCATACGCTTAAAGATGTCATCAGTGTATTTGTATGCATACAACTTATTAACATCTAAAGAACCTGAACGAGCAGTTTGAGCCCTTGTAGATCTCCAAGCTGCCTTACGCATCTCAAACTCTTTAGCCATGATTTGAACGATCTTTTTATTCTCATTCATAAAATCGTCAAAAGAGTCATCAAGTGATTTACGGTAACGAGTTGCTTTATACTCATAGGTACAGTGTGCATCAATATGATCTCTGCACTTTTCAACATATGAATAGTCTAACATCATTTCAGATATTTGAGTTTCAGTAAATCCATTGCATACATCTACAACTCTGCCGTTTTCATCTTGATCTAAAAGCTTATGCTCATTATCACGAAAAGCTTTATCAGTCTGAGATTCAGTTTGATCGTAATCGTTTCCACCTTCATTACTTAAGGTTTCTACTTCATCACTCTCATCTTGTTCTTCATTTTCTTCATTCGAGCTGCCTGCGCTTTTCTGACTTTCCGCTTCACCTTCGTCATTATCATCCATGCTTCTAGGTTTATCAGAGCTAGTCTCAGATGTCTCAGCAGTCGGGTCCATATTTCCATCTTGTTCCTCATTGCTATTATTATGTATGGAAGGAGACTTTGTTTGATTTTCTAACGCATGTGCATAAAGCTTTCTACAAGCCTCAAGCACGTCTTCCCAAGTTTCCACTGCAAAGACTTCATTAACTAGATCCCTTTCACTGCTTGTAAATTCAACAGTGATTAGTTCACGTAGCTTAGCTTTTAGATTAATCCTATCAATCAAGTTTACATAATCAGAAGTTAACTCTGGTATTTCATTAACACCAAAGAAGTCATCATCATATAACTTTTGGTAACCACGCTTAAAGCATGATACCAAACCAGGATAGCGACGTTGAATTAACTTTTCGATACGAACATCTTCCACAACATTAATGTAGCTACGTGGGCAACCAGGTATTTCTACATCAGCATCATGCCAGCCTTCAGGTGGTGTTTCAAGAGCGTGACCCACTTCATGTCCGACCAACAGGTCATATACATCTTCAAGGTTATTCCATAGTGGTAAACCTAGGGTACGCTTTTCAACATCAAAGAAAGCAGTCCTATAGTTACCATGAACTATAGTAATGTTCTCTTTGGCTAATAGTTTAGCCAATATCGATTTTGAGTTATTTGCAATCATCTTAGTCTCCTTCCATTAAACAGAAAACATTTAATTTTCCATTATGTATATTCTATCACACTTTTGCGTAATTGTAAAGGACTATTTTGATTTTTTTTCACTTTTTTTCAATTTATATTTCTCAGGGACTGAGCCCCAACCGACAGTTCGGTCCCAGTCCCTTTGAGTATATGTTACTTTACGAAGTCCACTATCATCGGAAATATTGGTTCTAATGCCTTTGCGGACGCTTTTGCTACTTCCATGCATTCTTTTTGTGTTCCATTTCCTGATCGTAAGCTAATAAAATGAGCCCATGATCTAAGGGTACCATTCATGTACATACGAGATACAGTCATACCTTCAGGCAATACTGCTCTTGCTTGTTCTTTAGCAATACCATTTTCAATAGCCCACTCATAAGCGGTTTTAGCTGCATTAGTGACTGAATGCTGACGTCTTTGCCAATCAGTCACTAACTCTTGTTGTGCGGCATTCAACTGAATATTAGGATCATTTTCGATCTCAATAGAGTTCTGCCTATTTTTTGGATCTTGTAACCTTGCTTCACGGGTCACAAAAGCCCCTGCCAGTTCTTTATCCGGATTGGCATAACGCTGAGAGAACTCTTGGAATGAGAACGAGCGATGCCGTAGGATTTGACGGGCAATATCACGGGTTGTTGTTATTTCTAAACAAGCACTTGCCATTTCCAATGGAGACCAATGGTCATTCTTCATTAGATATTTAATAAGCTTATCAGCAGTCTGCTTGTTTGTTTGATTGCCTGGATTAGATACACGAGCTGTGTATGCTACCAAGTCTTGCGTGTCTTCAATTCCTTGTATACGATATTCTTCAGTCGGAACTGAATGACTTACTAATTTTACTTGCATTATGCTACCTTTGAAAAGTTGTGTTCTTTAACAAATTCGATCTTGGATCTGAACTTACCGTCCAGCAAATCACCTTTATGCGAAATTACAAATACATTACTATCGTCTTCAAGAGTACCAAGTATCTTCATCAAATTGTCAATACCATCATGATCTAACGAAGAGTCAAAAGTCTCATCAAGAATCAAGAGATTCGTAGAAGTAGAGTTTTTCATCTTCGCAATTTGCCTCCAAGTAAACAACAGTGATAAATCGATTCTCTGCTTTTCACCTTCAGAAAATGACGCATAGTTAAATGCATCACGATGTCTTGACTTAATCACCTCGTTGAAATTCTCATCGAGATTAAACGAAACAAAGAAGTCAAGAACTTGAAGGTATTGATTAACCAACTTGTTCATGACCGGAAGATACTGCTTAATTACTTTTGTTTTAATCCCAGTATCTTTTAGCATTTCACCAGCTGCATCTGAATAGCTTTTTTCTTCCATGAGCCTAAGTTTAAGCTCACCAAGAGTATCACGTTCAGATACCACAGTAGCCAAGTCTTTATTTGCTTGGCCTAGATCACCTTCATTGCCGGTAAGTTTATTTATATCAGCTTCTAAAGCAGAGATCTCTTTTTGTAATCGACTAATAGCCATATTGTTAGCACTAATTGTAGAATGCATCTCACGGATTTTAGATAACTCATCATTGATATTACCAATAGAGCTTTCTACCTCAGCTCCCTCACTAGAGATTTTATCCATAGCCTCTTGTAATTCTTTGGCTCGACTTTTAGCACTTTTAAGCTTATTTTGCCTTAAATCGTCATTTATTGTTTGTTGACAAGTAGGGCAATTCTCATTGTCCTCATAGAACTTTGCATCCTTGACTACACCCTGCATTTGTTGCTTAAATTGAGCAGAGTATCCTAAAAGAGACTGTTTTTTGTCATGAAAGGTTGATAGACTATTATTTAGAGGGGATTCTTCTTTTTCGATTACGCTAAACAATTCTGAGTTACTTTGTTGTAAAGATACCCATTCATCTCTGTTCTGCTCAATCAGAACTCCCTTCTCACGTATTACTTCATCATTAATCTCAGTAATATCCCTTATGTACTTCCTTTGCATGG